AATTGGAGTTAATATGGTTAAGAAAATTATCAATATCGGTGTAGAAGGTAATGATGCTACAGGCGATGCTATCCGAGATGCGTTCAGTAAGGTTAATTCTAACTTTGATGAAATCTATTTTAGTTTAACCAAAGGTGAAACGGGCGGATTTCCATTTACTTCTCTAAGTGATTATGATCCAGATCAAAACGGAGCATTAGTTCCGAATAATATATTTGTGGTTAACTCAGCAGGTGATACTATCCTGTCAAAGAGTATCGTTGGCTTAAACAACGACGGTGCAGGTATTGAAATCGATAATACAAATTCCGATAGGATAATCATAAAAAATCTAGGTTCAAAATTAGAACAAGATACCACACCTAAATTAGGCGGCACCCTCGACGGACAAGGGTTGTTTGCAATCGGGAATCTCGAAGATCCCGATAGTGCTGAAGCTATTAGTATAGCAGAATCTCTAGACATATCTCTAGACACATTTGCTACCACTAAGGGTTACACTGATCGGCACTATGTTAATATCGATGGCGATATTATGACCAATCCTCTCGAAGTTCCAGCTGGTGCTTCAGGAAATCAAGTTCCACGTAAATCAGAAGTGGTTGGTAGACTGGGCGGATCTGATAATTCGATGGGCGGCGATCTATTGCTATACAGAGACCCGTTGCCCACGAGCAGCGACCTAACTGCTGCTACTAAACATTATGTTGATGTTAATGGTACTCCGAGCCCTCTTAACTTGTTTGTTAGTACAAACGGTAGAACTACTGCAGAACTAGTGTATGACGGTGTACCTACAATAAAATTTGGTCGTGCATATGCTTATGCATTTTCGTCACTCGCTGAAGCTTGTAAATATGCAGAAGATTCGATATATGCCTCATCGCTAGAAACAGGAAACTATAAACAACCTATAACTGTAGGAAGTTCTGCGGCATTTAGTACAGTGTATAACATATCATCTCAGACAGTTGATTCTAAGTCGGTAGTTCGATTAGCTATAACTAATACCATCACTGGTGTTTCGGGAATTAATCCTGTTGATCAAGGAAATCCCAGCAACATCGATCTCATACCAGGTAAGTTAATCGTAGGTGCTACTTCAAAAGCAGTTGGTACTATCTACTCATATCGTGGTGTACAGAGCGGATACGACGAAATCGACGTTATCATGATAAGTGGTACATTCCAAACTGTAGAAAATCTCTATTTTGATAATCCAACTCCAAAGATACAGATCGCAATCAATGTTGAGAGTGGGATATACGAAGAACACTTCCCTATTCGTGTTCCACGAAATGTTAGTATCATCGGTGACGAAATGCGTAGAACTATTATACGTCCAAAAGACTCCGCTAGTGCGAGTCCGTGGAAAACTATGTACTTTTATCGCGATCTTTTAATCGACGGATTGACTACAAATCCGTCATTAGTCCTTACCAATGTTGGCGGATATACTGCTGCTGCTGCATTGTTATTGGCTAATAAGGCATTTATACAGTCTGAAGTTAATACCTATATGTATCAAACAAATACTACGTTCAACCAAGCTACTTCGTCGAGAGATATTGGTTATATAGTCGATGCATTAGTTGCTGATCTAACATCAGGAAATAATACTAATTCAGTTGCTACAGCATATACATATTACGGAAATGTTATTTCATCAGCAAATGTTGCTACTTGTATCGCAGGTATCAAATATATAAAACAGCTTATACCTAGCATACTCGCTAAAACAACATTGGGACCTTCAACTGTACCTCAGAAATTAGGAGCAGTTAGCCAAGTGACTTCAGGTACAGCAGGCGAAACTGGAACAGCAGATATCTCTAACAAATTAGTTGACACTGTGGTATATGGATTCACATCTGGCATAGGGTATCACTATCTAATGGATCCATCAAAGCCCATGGATATCGGTCCTGGCTATGCTATGTTTGCAGGTTCTATTAGCGGAACAACATTAAACATAACTGGAGCAATCACCGGAACAGTTGCACCTGGACAATTCCTAACTGGAATTGGTGTTCCTCGCACGGTTAAAATACTTTACGGAAGTGGAACTTCTTGGACTATTAGCAACCCAGATGGTATCACAGTATCGAATACTACTATATATTCCCATGCTAATATCGGTGGGTTTAAAAATGCGTCTGCATTAATCCTATCAAATAGGAATTTCATCGCAGCTGAAGTAACTGCTTTTATAACAACCGATAATCCAACATTATCAAGGAGAGATGTTGGCCTAATAGTAGACGGGATATGCGATGATTTAATCAAAGGATATTCAGCAGGAGCAACTAATGCCGGATTTAAATATTATGGAACTTCAGTTTATACTAATAGTACTATTAGAGGTAATTGTTATGCTGGTATAAACTATATCAAAACTCTAATACCAGCCGTACTAGCGCAGACTCTATTAGATGATACAACCACACCACAAAAATTAAATACCCTTGGATCAAGTTATAATCAAGTGACGATGGGAACGATGCCTGAATCAGGTGCTAGTGATGTCGCTAACAAATTAGTCGATATTGTCGCTTATGCATTGTCAGGCAGTACAACATATAATCCTCCGAGAAATAATAAAGATATCGATCTTTTCTTAATGAATGATGCGACTGGATTAAAAGATTTTTCTATGCAAGGGCATGGTGGCTTTGCTGTAGTTCTAGATCCAGAAGGACAGATATTAACTAAATCACCATATATGCAGAATTGCTCCGGCTTAGCAGCATCTATTAATAAGAAAGCATTCCGTGGAGGTGCATTTGTTGACGGCTTTGCTGGTAGAATGCCAATCACGATAACCACAACAACGGGTAGTCCATTAACAAAGATAGCTGTTAGTGGTTTAACATTTCCCCAAGCTCGTCCTCTAAACGGTAATGTTAATAGACAACCAAATACACCAACTTCGTTCTTTGTTAACGGACAGAAATACAGAATCAACAATCTAGCAGCATGGAACGATGCTGCAGGTACTGCAACTTTTAATCTAGGCGATACATATAGTGCAGCCAATACCGGGATAACACTCGAAACTGGCGGTAATAAAAGTATGCTAGCTACCCACTTTACACAAGTTAATGATCTCGGATACGGAATACTAGCTACAAATACTGCATTAATGGAATTAGTTAGCGTATTCACATACTACTGCCATACTGCTTATTATGCTCTCAATGGTGCCCAGATACGTGGAGTTAGTGGGTCAAACAGCAACGGGTTCTTTGGATTAAAATCAGAGGGTTCGGATCCAAACGAAATTCCTCGTTCAGCATATCTAGTAGATAACTTATCGCAGGTTGCGAGAGTTTATAAAAAAGGCTCAACATATAATGCATCAACCTACAATTCAGCAGGCGGTACACTTTTAACAGTCGTTGGATTTGATTATATACCATATTCATCATCAGAATTGCAGATCAACCATGCAACCAATGGTAAGACTATCTATACGATCAATAATGTGACTCCAGTTTCTAATAGTGTTAATATAAAAACTATATCAAAGGGGTCAGGATACGGGACTATAACTACTAGTGTTTCTCATGGATTCTCTACACAAACAGCAAGTGGTGCTCCTACAGTGACTACTGTATCGGGAACAAGTGGTGCTTTTACCTTAACTGTTGGTGACCCATCAACTATCTATCAAGGACAAATGGTTGCAGGAACAAATATCGGTGTCACTACAACATTTACTGGTACTATCGCTGCGGGAACATTAACTATATTAACCACTACAGGAAACCCTAATTTAAGAGCAGGACAATTAGTTAGCAACGGTGTGTTATTAAATGGAAGTGGTTCTAACATTTATAGTTATGGAATCTATATAGTTAGTGGAAGTGGAAATACTTGGACTATAACAAATCCCAATAGCACCGTATTAACAAGTGCATCATTAACCGCACAGCTATTTCCAAAGGTAGTTTCTGTAAAAGAATATATTGTGACACTAGATGTTGCTAACTCAGGTACAGTTAGCGGTAATGCAACATTCTACGATACTGTGACTATAAAAAATGCACCTTCGACTGTGACCATAAATGCTTTTACATTTCCAAGTACGGAATTTAATGGAACTTTTCCAGTCACTGGTGCTGGACCAGGTTCAACTAGTACAACTGCTACATTTAATTCAATTGCTAGTCCCGGAGCCGCAGTCACTTCATTCACTGGAACGATAAGTGGAAATATTTTACAGGTTAATAATAGCGCAGTATCGTATGGTACAGTCGCAGTCGGAATGGTACTAGTTGGTGGTACTTCGGTATTAGCAACTGCTCTTGTTGCAGCTACAACATATGTTATTGGATTTATGGGAACTACAACCTCAGCAAACTGGAATACTGCTGCGGGAACTACTGGTGTGACGTATGCTGTTGGTAGTACATTTACAGCAACTACTGTTACAGTTGGAACTGGATATGCGTATGCTTCTCCTAACACTGCAAATGCACTTCCTTCTGATAATATAATAGTGACTTCGTTAGCATCAGGTGCAACGTTCAGTGGACAAATAGTTAACACTACATTAACGATCGTGAACGGAAGTATAGTCGGAACAGTATATATCGGACTAGTTTTAACTGGTGCCGGAATTGTCGGTACTTGTACGATTACAGCAGGTAGCGGATTAAGCTGGACAGTTAGTCCTACGCAAGGAACAGCAGTAGCAGCAGGTACAGCTATAATAGCTACAAATCCAGCTATAAGTCCCGTTGGAACAACAACTTGGAATATACAGAATACTAACAATAAAACAGTTTCTGTTAAAACTATAGTAGGTTATGCAAACGGTCTTGCAGGAACATATGCCCAAAATTCATTCACTGTCACAACAAATAATGCTGTCACTGCTACTGTTGAAATTAAAGCAGGCTTGAGTGCAAATGACATCAATTCGATTTATATTATCCAGACACAGGGTACTACGAATTGGTCCAGTATCGGTGCTAGTGCTAATACAATAGGAACAGTATTTGCCTACAATGGTAATCCTGTGACTGGAAGTGGTGGCTATGCGTATCAAATTCCGATAAAATCAGGACTACTTGTGAGTAGTGATGCTGGATCATTCCCTGGAACTTCGTCTACACCAATATATGTGACAGCTGTCGCAATATTAGGGCCAAATGCATTAACTAGAGATGCATCGGGATATATCACAGCTACAGTCACCGTAAATACTCCATTTAGTACATCTGCTTCAGGAACATATACATTTAAAACAGAAAATGCAGGAACTATATTTTACATACCAATATCGGTTGGTACTATTGGAAATGTTCCAGTCACTGGTGTCACTGCAACATTGAATACTAAAATAGCTAAGATTAGCTTAGGTACAGGAATTGACGGAGCATCGACAAAATTCGTAGATACTATAAACGAGGGCGATTGGGTAGTTATTAGAACAGCACAAAACTTTAAATTCTATGGAAATTTTGTAGGGTTATCTGCAAGACCGTCAACTTCTCTCGATTTTACATACGATAGTGATACTGCTACTTATAGAACTATTACTTTATCATCGAGCTATTATAATAATTTAAAAATACCAACCGATGCAGGATATGGAAATGCTGAATCATTAGACGAGCAACCATTAATAGGAAATACAGTAATCGTTGGTGTAGATTCAGGTTTTACATTTATAAATGTATCAGTCACAGATACCGATGCGGTCGGCGGATCAAGTACTATACGCATATCGAATTTGTCAGTTGCGAATGATCGAGCTAGAATAATAGGTATGGAATTTGGGTGGTCAGATCAAAATACTACTTCAAAAGGATTTAAACGAACTATCATAGCATACACAGAGCCTGTTAGTCCCATTACGTATGCTACTCTAACTTTAGATTCAGCATTACCGACTAATACAAAAATACCTACTGGAACTAGCCTGTCGATAGGTGTTAAATCATACGGCTCATCGACTTTAGCAGCCAATATACTATCAACTGGTGCAGTTTCAACTATAACACTAGCATCTAATGCTGCGTTTTCTAGAAACGGATCATACACTCGATATATTAGGATCGACGATGAAATATTTTCTTTCAACGGGATAAGTGGTTCTACAATATTATTAAATGTAGTACGTGCTCAATTGGGTACAGTTGCAGCAGTACATACTAGTCCGGCTATAGTTAGAGAAATATCAGGTTTACTGACCGCTAATATTAGTACAAACCGTGTCACTAGTCATGATTTCCTAAATATCGGAACTGGGGGATATAATACTTCAAATTATCCAAACAATATATATGGTAGTCCGACTGAAGACAAAGTTAGCAATCTTAATTCGGTTGATTCATCTGGAAGAAACACTAAAGCAGAAGTACAGGAAAAAAACAAAGGTCGTGTATTCTTTGCAAGTACTAATCAAGATGGATTCTTCCGTGTAGGTAAGTTCTTTACTGTTGACCAAGGTACAGGTACTATTAGCTTTAATGCTAGTATCGTTTTTGGTGGAATAGCTGGGCTTGGATTTAAACGTGGTGTATATGTAGCAGAATTTAGTGCTGATGGAACTATGCCAGATATTGGCGATGCTGTTCCAACTAACTCTGCTGTTAGAGCATACGTTGATAGTCGTTTAGGTATAGATTTAAATAATACTATAAATTCTAATATAATTGGTGTAGGGGCCGGATTCTTACCACTAAATCCACCAAGCGGTGTGTTTATGAAAAACACGCTAAACATGGGTGGACAGAAAATATCAAGTGTCGCAACACCTGTTGCAGGCACTGATGCTCCTAACAAGAACTATGTTGACAGTGCCCTAGTTAGCGCAAACACAACAAGAGTTGGTGTAATAGCATTTAAACTAGCCGACCCTGTTGGACCATCTGGTAATAATCTAGATATTAATAGCAATAAAATCATTAACCTAACAGGGCCAACTGGACCATACGATGCTGCTAACAAAGCATATGTAGACAGTAGAGCTTATATCGCACAATTAAGCGATGTATTGGTCACTACCCCAACTGGCCCAACTGGCAACGATTGTTTTGTATACAGCGGATCTAGTTCTAAGTGGGTCAATGCTAGAACCGCAGGCGATGTGGTTAGTGCTCTTACCGCAACCGGTCCAACTGGCAATACTCTAACTTATACTATACAAGCTGGATCCGTTGTAGATAGTAAAGTGTCTGCGACTGCTGCTATTAATCAGACTAAACTCGCATTAGACAATTCTACTGCTAGCTATGCTGAAACTATAACCATAGTTAGTATAGCGACAGGCACTTTTAACAGCAACCCATCGGCAACATTAACATTCGCTACTCCAAAACAATTAGATGGATCTACTGTTATAAGTGGAGTATCGTTTCCGATAGGATCTAGAATAGTTGTAGAAGGTGTTTCTCCCTCAGGATTTAATGGTATATACACCGTCACTAATTCCACTACTGACTCCGGTGGAACGTCAACTGTTGTTTATACAAATTCAACAAGCGGTCCAGCGACAGGTGGAACTGTAAAATCACTAAGAGGTATAATCAGCCTCGATGCGAATCAGTTTACAACTAGTACAGGTTTTGCTAGTATTAAAGTGAATGCTCTAAAATTAGATAGACTAGTGACAATCAGTGGTAATAGTGTCGTTGGAAATAATACTTCAAGTGCCACTACTCCAAGTGCTATCGCATTTACATCGGTAGTTGAAAATTCACTAAGTGCTAGTTATAGTTCTACACTCAGTGGAGCATCAATTGCTGTTGGGCAAGGTGTTGTAGTTAGAGGAGGAGCAGCAGGTAATTTCGGTACAGTGGGGTATAGTGCATCGAATGCAGCAAATTCGATAGTTCAACGTGATGCTATTGGTAATATTGCTGTTAATATTATTTATGGAAGCTCAGTCACACAACCACTTAGTAATAATAGTACTGGTATCGCTACTACTGAATATGTCAATAGAGCGATGTATGCTATTAGAGCTGCTATCAATATGACGGGTGGCGGTACGATGACTTATACAACCATTGTTGGGTTAAACTACGTCAAATGGACAGCTCGATTTATCGTCATAAGTGATTCTAAAGGAACATCGATGCCCGGTGTGGCGCCCGGTTATTACGATATCATTTGTCCAACCAGTGGATCGATCGATGTAGTTGGTGCTGCATCAGTGACTGCTACTACTAATGGTATACCACTGGGTGTTTGGCAAGCACTATACTATGATCTAGGAACAGGATCAGCGCAAGGAGCTAGTTCATTCCATATTATGGATTATAGTGTTAGCACTGGTAATTTTTCGATACCGTTAACTTGGGTGTTAATATGTATACGGAATAGCGATTTCGACTTAGTTAAATTTACCTCTGGAAATATAATATTAAAAATAAACGAGTCATATAGTACTTTCACTGCAAGTTCGATGATAACTCCACAATCTCGCTATGCTGACTTAGCAGAAAAGTATGCAGGTGATCAATCGTACGATACAGGTACTGTTGTTATGTTAGGTGGTGAACAAGAAGTGACGTTAGCTAAAGGTCAAGGAACTAGTAAAGTAGCAGGTGTTGTGTCTGAAAAACCAGCCTACACTATGAATACAGAAATCGAAGCAGAGTTTCCTGTTGTAGTAGCACTACAAGGTCGCGTTCCGTGCAGAGTTATTGGTAAGATATCCAAGGGTGATATGATGGTTGTTAGTATGGTACCAGGGGTTGCTATGGCTAGTGAAGATCCACGTGTAGGTAGCGTTATCGGTAAGGCACTAGAAAACTATAACAGCGATCGAGTTGGAACAATAGAGGTGTTAGTGGGTAAACACTAACACCGATAAATACTGCGGAGATAGAATATGGCTTTACAAACGATAAATGTTGGATATTATGTTAACGACGGAACCGGCGACGATTTACGTACAGCATTTGTCAAAATTAACGAAAATTTCGATGAACTCGATCTCCAACGTGGGCAAAATAACGATGGTAGAAACGTCGGTACTGGTGCTGGAGTTTTTAAAGCCAAAGACGGTGTTAATTTACTTTTCAAATCACTAATAGCAGACGGCAACGGCGGTATCTCTATCGTATCACATGCTAATGATATAACTATAACAAATAATTGGCCCGCTATAACAAGTATAGTCGCCGACGATACTCGTTCGATAACGTCAACAGGAACTAAAATAGTTAATATTAAAGGCGGCACTGGCATACAAACTAGCATCACAGGTGACACGCTAACGATTACCGGAACTGGAAGTCTACAATCAGAAACAAATCCAAAACTAGGTGCTAATCTAGATCTAAACGGGCAGAATATAGCAGGTTTTGGAAGTGTATCAGCAACATTACATGGAACATTCGATGGTATCAGTAGTGGAATTCACAACGGATTAGTGCTAGGGGTTGATGTTAGCGATTTAAATGGTAAGATCAACGGATTTGATTTTGGTCCTATAATTTTTACTGTTCCGGGCTCGCTTTTTGATCTGCTAATGATGCAGCAAGATTTTGATATGGGTAGTTTTTTAACTCCTTCTACTATGGAATTAGATATAGGTAATATCGATATTGTTGCTCCAAACATTCCAAATTATTCTACTGTCGTAGACGGTGGATCAGCAGGATCAGTAAATAACGCAGATATATTTGATGGGGGATCAGCATAATGAGTATATTAATTAAATTACGAAGGGACACGTACCAGAATTGGTATAATGTTAATCCAACATTAGCATCTGGTGAACCCTCGTACGACACTACTAATAACAAGATCAAGGTCGGTGACGGTACTACTGCTTGGAGGAGTTTAAACTATCTAAGCGACATTGTACAAATATCTAAAATTTTAGCATCAGGCACACCAAACTCGACAAATTTTCTACGTGGTGACGGTGTATGGGCTGTTCCCTCCGGTTCCGGTGGAAGTGGTGGGTCGGGTGCTACTGGGCCAAAAGGAGACAAGGGAGATAGAGGCGACACTGGTAGTGCAGGGCCAACTGGTGCAACTGGTGGAGTAGGTCCAACTGGTCCACGCGGTCAAGCTGGTAGTGGTGGTGCCGGTGGTGGGTTAGCAGGTAGAGAGACGGCAAGTGTCACTAGTAGTAGTACAGCAGATG